CCGATTTCTCCCGCTGCCGTTCCTTTGCCTGACTCCCCTGCCTCGGTGCTTTCAAACTTAGATTTACCTCCTGCTCCTGCGCCGGTTGCTGTGCAACCTGCGCCGGTTCCGCTCCCTGTTCCGGTTCCTGCTATACCCATTCCCCCCGTTCCCCCTGTTCCCGTGCCTCCAGCTCCCGCCGCTCCCGCTCCGCTGCCTCCGGGCGTTCCCCCAGCTAACCCGCCAGGTCCCGTCCGACCAGACAGATTCTACGCGTATCGGACTTATCCGCGTCACTTCCTTACTGCAGAAGATTTCGCAAACGTCATGCGTCCGCACCAACTCCCAGGCGCGCCACGGCCTCAAATTGGTCGTATGTGCGTGTGGGATTGTCTTGCGCGCACTCTTGGCGTCGACGAATATGTTCTTTGGGCCTGTTGGATGAGCCATCTGGTGCCTGCCGATCGCGCTCCCTTCATGGATGGTTCAGTGCCGCAGGAAGATCTCGCGCGCATCCTCGGGTTCTTCAATGTTGGCGCGTCCATTTATAATGCCGACCGGCAGTTCCGGTGCACTCCGGAGAATCCAGTTACTCTCGCGATACCAGCGCCACCTGGTTGGCCCGTCGTCGCTGCTCTGATTGTTGACGCCGGAGCCGACCTGCACATGCGTCTCGGTCTTCCTCGCTTTAGTGATAACGCTGGCGCAGCCGCTGCCATCAACCCTGGAACCGTGCTAGCTTTCAACTCGCGCATTGTTCCGGAGGATGAGATCACTCACGCAATGAATATCCCCCGGACCGGCGCTCAGGTCTACCACCTTCTCACCGGCTTTGCTCAGAACGTTTCGGCTTTGGCTTCGCGTCGCTTCGGTTTCAACGGTGCCCCAATCGTGCCACATGCTCCACCAGTTCAAATCCCAGCTATTGGGGTTCAAGTGGAGACCATTCAATGGCAATTTGGAGCGGCTGAACGCGACCGCGCGCGAGATCTTGCCGCAGACTTGAAGAAGTATCCACAGGAGCTTCACACGCCTGCTGGTATAGATCCTTCTCGCATTGGTGAGAATCTGGATTGGACTGCAAAGGAAGGACCGACTCCCAATATCGAACTAGTCCTGCTCAACGGTGCAGCTGGTTCTGGCAAATCGCATATGCTTCGGCAGCTTATCGCACAATATGTGGCTGAGCCTGGCTTCTATCCTGAGAAGCTTCGCGTTCACACTTGGATGCAGTCGTTGCGACAACAGTGTGAGGCGTCGTTCGGTCCATTCATACCGGGTCATCGCGGCTACAACTTCCCAACCGGCTGCACTCCCTTGTGGGAGCCCAGTGCTGGCACTCTCATTCTTGATGATGCCGGCCTGCTTTGGCCTGGTATGGTGGAGCTGATAGCTCTCATGAATCCAGCGCTCACCCGTATCGTTTGCACTTTCGATAGCGCGCAGCAGCGTCCTGTTTTTCCCGTCGCTGATTCCCGTTCCCGGCTCAATGATTCAACCGCCACCTCGCTTTCCGCCCTTAGTAACAATTACGCGACGGAAATGCGGCGAATATCGGTTGAGAATTCGGATCTGTTCGGTTTGCCGCCTCCTGTCCCTGCCCAAGGCTACGCGCCCACTCATGGATTCTTGTACATAGTCTCCAAAGCTCCTGAGGGTGTTCCGGTTTTCGTTGCCTCCCCTCGGTACGCTGAAGTCTTGAACCGCGGTGGCACTCCCACCGTAACTTTCGCGGACTGTCAGGGTGGCACTTACGACGGCGACATTGCCATCGACACCGGTGGTCTCACTGCCGGTGTTCGCGATTCTTCCATTTGGCCTGTTTTGACTCGTGGGAAGAATAACATCTTCATTGTTATCTCTCCCACCCTTCAGAACGGTCGACTCCTGACGGAAGCGTCCTTTGGTAACTCTCGGATCCTGGCCGCCATTTTCGCTGTAGCCGCTCAGGAACAAACAGCATTGCTCACGCGCGCTTCCGATATTAATGGGTTAATTGCTGCGGCTGTTCGGTCTCACTTAGCCCTGTCCGTCTCCCCTGGTGCTCGTGCTGCTCTCGGTCTACCTGGCGCTCGGCCTGTCATCGCCGGGACTGGGTTCCGTCCTCGACCCGATGAATACGCTGAACGCTGGAATCCTCCTGACTTCGCTGCAAATTCCTTAGTCACCTTCGCCTCTGCCCGTTCTCGCCTTCGAAATCCTGGCGTCTCACATCCGGTTCGTTCGTCTCTTGGTATCCGCCGCCCCGACCTTGGGTTTGAACCAGAGATGGATCGTCACGATCGTATAAAGCACGCTTTACGCCGCCACGCAACCGTCACTAATGACATGGCGCTCACCGCCGATCCTCCCGTAGACCACGTTCCGCCGCCTTTGCAACTAGAGGTTCAGGCCGACCCGAAAGATCTTGGTTTGCCAGTTCTCCCCGATGCTCAGACCCGAGAAGTTGCCGTACCCGGAATTGCCCTCACCACTCAACAAATTGTGGAGGGCGGCCCCGAGTCGGCGCTTAAGCATTCTCGAAATGATGCCGCGACTGTTCGAATGAGTGAGAAGAAACGCATCCGCTTAGGCGTGCATGATCGTCCTCTCACTACTGTGGACCGTTCCCGGGTCCGTCAGCTGAAGAAGGGGTTGATGAAGTTCTTCCGGATGCCCCATCGTGACGGACAACTAGTATGGCCTATCTTCGAAGCCGCTCTCCGCACCCATTTGGATTCTTGGACAGCTGGTAAGAGTCTCGTTGATGTCGTGCGCTCCGTTGAAGATTCTGACGATGAGTGGTCAGACCATTTCACCCGGCTGTTCCTGAAGTCTCAAACGGTTAAGAAACTTGGGTCCCGCTTCGGCAAAGCCAAGGCCGGTCAAATTGTCTCAACTTTCCCTAAGCAGCGCGTTTTTGAGGACGCTGTCTGGGCCAAGTATGTTGAGCTCCGTTACGCCGAGGTTATCAAACCGACCACCTACATTCATAACCAGCCGTTGACTCGGATGTTCTCATGGTACCAGCGCTTCTGGAAACCCGGGCCCAACACAGCTACTGATTATGTGGCTTGGGACTCCAGTTGCGACCATGTTTTCGCCCATTTCGACTCCTGGTTACTGCGTCGTGCCGGTGTCCCGGTTGAGTATGTGAATGCCTACATTGATCGGAAGTTCAACACGCGGTCCTACCTCGGTCCTATGCTACCCATGCAACATTCCGGTGATCGTTGGACGTACCTATTCAACACTTACCGTAATGCCGCTCTGACTGGGGCCGCTTTCAATTGCCCTGAGGATACGCCGGCTGCCTTTTCGGGCGACGACATGATTCTGAATGGCAACTGGGACTTCAATGACGACTTCCATCCTGCTCAATGGCTCATGGAACCTAAGTTGGAACGTGGTGATCGTCTGGAATTTTGCGGTTTCACTTTCGGGACCGATCATCCCTTTGTCGCTTCTGCTGTTCTTCTTCATCGGGGTCAAATCGGGTTCCAGTCTGGTCGTGCAGATGCCTCTTTCTGGGACTCTTTCGATCTCGCCGCTCGGTACGGCTCTCGTAATCCCTTAGATGGGACGTTAGCTGCTGCTGTTCAGATTTCTTCGGAAGCGCGCCGTTATTTCCATCTCCCTCCCTCTAAATTTCCGTCTCCCCCCGCTTTTGATCGCCCTGGGCTATGGCGTTGTAAACTAGCTTGACCCTCTTTCCATTTTCCTTTTATTGTCTCATGTTCCCTATTTCTTTTCTTTCTGTTCTCTCCTTCTCCTTATTTCCAGGAAGCTACAGCTGTGCTGAAGCACCCCCGACGGGAGGGTGAGCCTGACCCAAAGTACTCTTTACCCGGGTTATTGAGTGTTGCGGATATGGCTTGATAATCCCTGATTAACCTCTAATTTACAAAACCCACGTCAAGGGAGAGCTGCCATTCATTTGGTGTCTCTCGCCCCTCGATGATCTGGAAAACCCGGCAGCAATGTCGTTAGGTTCGGATTCGATGACCTTTATTGGTTGTGCCCGAGCCGCATGTCACTCGTGATCCAGTACACAGATGGTCTCTAGACTGAGTGGCTGTCCTAGCCGATCGTCCTCATTAGACGAGCAATTCGCTGAAAAGCGTTTCGTTTCGCTGGTCCTGGTTCCCCACCCCAGGCCGCTCCCCAGCGTCCGTGTGCCCCCAAAGCACTGTGTAGAGACTGCACGCTAGGCGGGCTCCGCCCTTCCCCCGGAGTCTGAAAGGAACAGTCCAACGCCTTAGGTCCCTTAGCCGGGTTCGCCACCTACTGCGCCGCCTCCCCTCATTACTATTTCGAACTTATGCTATGGCTCAAATCGCTTCCCCTAAGATTGCTCTTGATTTCGCTGACGTCGTTGTTCTCGACAATGCTGATGCTCGCGGTGTTTCCTCCGCCACTTGGTCCCCAACCGATAATTCCACCTTCAAGATCAAAGCATCTTTGTTTGAATTTATCAAATTTGAGGGTCTGCTTGTCACTTACATTGCACCCCCCCTCAAATCCGGTTGTGTCTCCATTGGCGTTGTCCCCAATGACACGACTACTTTTACTGACAGCACTCTTGTCAAGTACGGTCACTATGAGTCTGCTTACTTTGGTACCCAGACTGCGACTCGCATCACCCTCAAACTCTCCTCCGCCGGTAACTTTGGCGACGAACTCAAAGGCGTTACCCTCGGGAACAAGCCCCCGATGGTCGCCGTTCTCGTCACCGGAGTTGAGAAAGATTGCGCTCCCGGAAAGTTCTACATCACCGGTGCCGCCACCGGGATGGGAAGCTCACTCTGAGGGGGCCTTTCGGATGACGATGCAGCCGTGGACTCCCGAGTGGCAAGCTCGCACTCAAGCCCGCTTTCATCATTAGCGTCTCCGAGCGACCACGAAATTCCAGTGCTGGAGCTGCCTAGCACAAGTTCCAATGTTCCAA